TCTTTGTTGGTCGACATGGCTACAAAAGTGCTCCGAAAGAACCGACCTTTGGCTTCGATATTGGCCATGTTGAGAATCATCGGGTTCACGCTAATCATCTGTAAGACCTCTAGGCATTCATCGAAACCCATGGTGTTACCGAACTCTTCAATGAGAACGCCGTTCTGACTCGTATAACCGTCCCAGTAGCGACCTCCGGCTGCTCTCGAATAAATCGAACTATTACCAGTATCGCGTAAAACGTCGGCGAAGACTCGGGACATAGCAACCGACTTCCCAATACCAGGTTTCCCATAGAAATAAGGACACACGGGCACTTGTCGGATAGCAGCCAAACCTCTGTAAACAAGAGATTCTTGGTACAGATAGTCAAACTCTGATTTAATCCGCGAAAAAACGTCGCGAGTCTTATCAGTGCTCGAAACTAAGGTCGTCTCCATTGCGTTAGCCGTCTTCATCGTGGTAACAACTTCCTCGACGAAAGTCATACCTGTGACTACGTTGCCATTGGCTGCATAGATCTGCCGCAGCCTCATCATATCCAGAACGACTGCATAGCAGGCTTCTTTCTCTAAGGCGTTGAAACCTGTTATTTCATAAACAGCGCCTTGAACGGCGGCGGGAAAATGTTTAAGCATATGCTTCATAAACCCTAGACCATGCTTGCCGGCAGAGACTAGGGGGTTGACATGCTTAGCAGCAATTACAATATTCTTGCCTGTCGCGGCCAGACCTGTAAACCAAAGGGTCAGACCGCCGCAGAGCTTAGCGGCATAACTAGGCCTGAAAGATCCGGGATTTAAATTCAGAGACCCGACGTCTTCCTCACTAGCTTGCGCTACAACCGCTGCAAATTCGGCCACTTCGCCTTCCGTAACTGTTTTCTCTTCTCTCGTCCCTCTGGACAGAAAAGGCATCAAAGTAGTTACGGCTGCGGCTAAGGTTTTGACGGCCTTAGCTCCGTATGTAAATAGCACGTAGCCCACCGTGCATATAAGGGTCATGCCGAAGACAATCTTCCATTGGCTTTTCAACTTCTTGGCGACATCATCGGCCACACGCTTCACCATAGCTTTGGTAAACGATTCTTTGACCTTGTCGAAGAAATATTGGAAAAGCTCCACCGCTTTAAACACGGGAAAAGCTGCTAATTGCTTGGCTTTTCCGGCAGCTCGCACTACCTTCTCGCCAACTCTCTTACCACAACCGACGTTGGCGTCGAGATCCATCTGAGGCACTATTACGGGCTTAGCTTCCTCAAAGTGGTATTCATGGACGTCCCAGCTCTCGAATTCTTTCCCGAGCGGATCGTCAGGGACTCGCTCTACGCGTGTCCC